AACATGCGTTGCCGATTCATTAAGTAATTGCCGAGGCCGCCGGACTTAATCGTCGTGAGCGCCGCGAGCGTGCCGACGCCGTAGCCGGCAACGTTCTTGATCGTGTTGAAAACTGGTGAGTCGCCCATGACGTTTTAGATCGCGGCCAAAATCTGCCCCAGCATTTTCATAATGTTTCCTTGCCCCGGTTGTGCCGAGCCGCCGGGAATGACGCGCGGCCCTTGCAATGGTTCCTGCGCCAGCGGGTTCACAATCGGGCGCAGCGATTGGCCGCCCATGCCGGGCATCTGCCCGGGCAACGGTTGCCGTTGCGCGTTCAGCTGGTCAAGAAAACTCAAGAGGCCGCCGACGCCTTGCCCGAGGCTCGTCGCCGCGCTCGGGCTCGCATACTGCTGCGGCCCGTGCACAAACCCTTGCGCCACGCTCCCGAGAAACCCGGGGCCCGTAAACGTCGGACTCGGGCCGACAATGTCGACGCCCTCGGGCACGGCTTGCCCGAGGCTTTGCAGATAGCCGGCCTCACTCGTCGGGGCGTTAAAGAGCGACTTGAGGCCCGTGCCGACACTCTCGAGCCCCGAGAGCGCCGTCTTACCAGCGCCGCCGAGCGCCGCGCCCGCGGCACTTTCGAGGCCGCTCCCGACCGCCCCGGCCGCACTCTCGAGGCCGCCCGCAACGGCCGAGCCGGCACCCTCGAGGGCCCCGCCGAGCGCGCCGAGCATGCCGTATGCGCGCGCGAGCGTCGGCCGCCGCGTGCGATGATACCGTCGGCTATCGTGCGTCATAGGCTCCCGCTCCTAGAGGATATTGTATCCCTTGCTCGAGCTCGCGACTTGCGGCGCCGTCGCTTGCAACATTTGCAGCCCCGGTGACATGCCGGCCGTAAGCAAGTTTGTGAGGTTGCCCGCCGCTTGCATGGGCAAATTGTATTGCTGCATGAGCGCTTGCCCATACTGATTTATCGCGTTGAATTGCTGTTGCGCGAGCTCGGGGCCCGTCATGAGCATCTGCGCCCCCGCTTGCGCAGCTTGCCCGAGCTGGCCGCCGCCTTGCTGAATCGCTTGCAGGTAGGGGAGCATGGTTTGCCCGAGCCCGGCTTGATTCTGCGCCGCTTGCTGCACGGCTTGGCTCGCGCCCGTGAGGCCTTGTAACCCTTGCTGCTGTAGGTTGCCGAGCCCGCCCGCCGCGGCGCCCACGTTTTGCTGGGCTTGCGATTGGATATTCCCGAGGCCCGTCGCGGCCCCCGTCAAGCCTTGCAGGCTCGCTTGCCGTTGCGCGGCTTGCTGCTGCGCAAACTGATACGCCAAGTCGCGCGACACGTCGCTCTCGACTTGCGCGCCGGCGCCGCCGGCCTCGAGGCCGCGGGCGGCGAGCCCGGGCCGCACTTGCGCGAGCGCGCGCCGGGCCGCCATCTGATAGAGGTCCTCGTTGGCAATCGGCGACGCGGCTTGCTGCGCGTAGCGCTGCGCCAGTGTGAGCGCTTCCCCCGCGCCCGTCTCGGCTTGGCCGCCTTGCAAAAGCCCTTGGGCACGCGCGAGCTGCGCTTGCGCAGCCTGCATTTGCGGCCCGGTCATGTAGCCTTGCGCGGCCGTTAACGCTTGCTGCGCGCCTTGCGTGCCTTGCTGGCTAATCTGCTGCAAGCCCGGAAGCATCGCTGCCGCTTGCCCATAGAGATCCTGCGCACCCCTAAGTGCGCCGACGTCAGCCTGGAAGGCTTGGTTAATGCCTTGCTGATACTGCGGCATACCGGCTTGTGCCGCCGAAATCGCCGCGCGGAGCTGCGTCGCGGCGTCGCCGCCCATCTGCGACACTTGTTGCCCGATGCCCTGCGCACCCCCAATCACGCCCGGCGCAAATTGCTGTATCTGCTGAATCGCCGACGCGAGCGGGCCCGACGCGCGCCCGCTGCGAATGTCGGCCATGAGTTTCTGATATTTCCGCCCCTGCCCGGCGCCGAGCCCGAGCAAGAGCGGCGAGAGCTGTTGGCGACTGATGCGCCCGGCAATCTGTTGCGGGAGCCCGCCATACGGCGACACGACCCCGGGCGTCGATTGCTGCGAGCCGTACGCGCGGGCAAACGTCGGCGGCCGCGTGCGATGGTAGCGTCGGCTATCGTGCTGCATGCTCGTCGTACTCCTCGAGGTTGCACCATGTGGCGACGTCGCCGAATGGCGCCACATAGCGGCGCGCCGTTTCGTGCCATCCCCGCCGTTGCCATTGCCGGTCGCCGGGCATGCTTTGACACTCCACGTGCGTCACGCCGTGCGTGCGAAGAATGGTGAGGCCGGCGCGCACGAGCTCACGGCCAATCCCTTGCCCGCGCTCCGGCGGCTCGACGTAGAACCATTCCACAAAACACACGGTCGCCGGCCGGCCGACGGGGCGCGCGCAAACCTCCCCCACGAGCAACCCCACGGGCGCGCGATCGGCGGCCAGCACGGCGACCAGACTCGGATCCTGCGCAAGCCGCGCGGCGTAGCCCGCGGCAATGTAAGCGGCGGCCTCGGCGGCGTCGGGAAATTGGGGGTAGGCCATGGGAAAGGCCGCTTGATGCTCGCGAATCAGGGCCGCGAGCAAGAGCTCGAGGTTATGCCGGTCGCCCGGCGCGGCGGTGCGAATCACGAGACTCATGTGCGGCCCCCGGCAACGAGTTTCGGCCGCGGCGCGGTGCGCCGGCGCCGGCGCCGCTTGCGAGGCGCCGCGGGCGGCTCGACGGCCTCGAGCACGGGGGCCGGCGCCGTCGGGGCCGTCGGGGTGTGGTCGACGGCGGGGCGCTCGGCGACGCCGGCCCGCACGGCCTCGAGCGGCAAGGCATGGTGCACGAGGAAGGGGACCCAGCCCCGGGCTTGCCATTGCGCGTCGCCGGCGACGGCGGCGAGCTCGACGTGCGACACGCCGAGCGCCTCGAGGTCGGAGACGCCGAGCGCAACGAGCTCGCGGGCGAGGCCGCGGCCGCGCTGCGCCGGCGCGATATAGAGCCAATGCGCGGAACCAAACACGCGCGGGTTGCCGATAGCGCGCTCGGATACCTCGCCCCCAAGGAAGCCGACGAGCTCGCCGGTCGTGTCGTCGTCGGCGACATACAGCAGCAAGGTCGGGTCTTGCTCGATACGCTGCGCCGTCAAGAGCGTGAAGCTATCGAGGTCCTCGGGGCCGTGCGTCGGATAGACAACCGGCCCTCGGGTCGCCTCGAGCTCGACAACGAGCGCCGCAAAGAGCCGGCGCAGCGCGGGCACGTCGGCAAACACGGCGCGGCGAATCATGCCCCGCCCTCGGGCGTCGGAGGGTCCTCGAGCTGCAAGAGCTCGTCGAGAATCGCGAGCGCACCGCGGTAGCGCTCGACGTGCTGCATACTCGTCAAGAGCTCGGCGTGCACGGCGTCGCGGCGCGCCGCGACGGTCGCACGGTCGAGCCACGCGCGCACGGGTGGCATCTCCGTCACGGCATGGATCCTTCCGGCGTGGGGCTCCGCACCGGGAGGTCGGGGAGCTCCGCCAAATGCGCCGCCGCATCCGCGGCCGTGTCGTAGGGCCCGAGACTCTCCGCGGGCATCGGCCCCTCGATGGGCGTAAGGTCGATCACGACCGCATAGAACGGCCCGTCGGGCGGGCTCTGCATGACGCACCGGGCGTGCGGGCGCGTGCCAAGGTCGCTGACCACCCGAAACGCGTCGACGGAAAAGGGCATTTACGTGATGCCCTCCGCAAAAATCGTGATATTACTCCCGGCTTGGACCGCGCGCGCCGCGCCCGTCCCATTCGCCACCGTGCACCGTATCCGCCAATTTGCCGCGAGTGTGCGCATGGTGCAGAGCGTGTAGTTTGTTTCCTGCTGACCAAACCGTGTCCCGATATTATACCAGTTCGCGCCGTTCGTCCCGTTATCGTACTCGAGATTCACGCCGAGCCCGAGGCCCCCTTGGCCGTCGACGATCACGTTAGCACAAATCACGTACCATCCGAGATACGGTGTCAGCAGATAACTGCCCACGGTGTGCGGAATCGTGCCGCCCGACGAGTCGATCCACACGGTATCGTATTGCACGATATCCGTGACACCGCTGCCGATGGCTTGCCCGGCGCTGCGCGTCATACCGCCGCCCATCGCGCGAAATTTCGCGTTGCCCGCGTTATTGACGGTAAAGAGCGAAACCCAATTCGTCGTGCCGGCGGGTGCGCGCCAGAGCTCCCACGTATCGTTCGCATAGCGAAGGCGCGCAATCCACGTCGGCTGACTCGCATTATAGCCCGGGCTCCCGTTCGAGTTTGCGTAAAGGTCAAATGCATCCGTCGGCGTCGAGACGAGACCGCGCGGAACGACGTACAAGCCACCGCTGTTGATTTTCGCAACCGCCGGGTTGGGAAGCGTGCCCGAGAGGTCGCCGCCCGCGGCGGCATTCAGTTTCGCCGCGGTCACGGCCCCATCCGCGAGTTTCGCCGTCGTGACGGCGAGGTCGGCGAGTTTCGGCGTCGTAACGGCGAGGTTCGCGAGGTCGCCCGTCGCCACGCCGAGGTCGGCGAGCTCGCGCGTGCCGATTTGATTCGGCGCAATCTTGTCGGCGGTAATCGAGCCCGCGGCAATGTTGACGGTATCGACGCCGCCATTCCATGCGGCGTAGATCGTGTCGAGGTCGGCGTCGACCTCGGCGGCGAGTATGCCCGTGTAGCCTTGTGCGACTTTGCCTTGATACGTCGTCGCATTACCTTGCTTGGCGGGCCGTTGAATGACTGCCATTAGCGGGTTTCCCTCGCCGACGGTTGCACGCGCAATTCAAAATCGCGGAGGTCGCACCGCGCGGCGTCGGTATGCGCCAAGGTGACTTGAAACGCCCGCGCGCGAATCTCGGGCACGGGCACTTCCCATTCCGCTAACACGAGCGCCGAGACGACCCATTGCGCCACGTTCCACGCGCTTTGGTCCCACACGCCGCCGAGCGACGCATTAAGCGGGAGGAGGCCGCTCGCCGAGGTCGCTTCATCGCCCGAGACCGTCACGGCGAGCGACGTTTTGGCATTGACGCGCGCAATCACGCGCGCCCGTTTCGCGAGTTTCGGCGTGAGCGGCGCGTTGCCGTCGAGGTATGCCGTGGTCATCCGTGACTGTATCGGCACGGGCGGTACGCCGTCCTCGGTATATTGGTCGGCTTGGTCGAGGCGCAAAATTTGCGCGGGCGCCGTCGCGCTCGAGCCGAGCGTTGCCCATTGCCGATCATCCTCGCTCGGGTGATTCGGCGCGCGCGCACTCGCCGTGTACGCCGGCACCGTATGCGGCCCCCACCATGACGGCGGGTCGCCGAGGCCGCGGCGGAGGTCGAGCCACCAGTATGCCGAGGGCTCGACGCCGCCCGGTTCCACAATCGCGAGTTTGTAAAAGCCGCGGTGGTAGATTGCCCAACACACGGAACGGCCGACGGCGGGAATCGCCCGGATTGCGTTTTCAATCGGCCATCCAATGTCGCGCGGCTCGGCGGCCGCGGGCGAGAGCAAATAGATGCTCCGCTTGCCGCAAAAGATTACGCCAACCGGCGTTGCAACGATCGTGCGGTCGCTCGGGCATCCGACCTCCGCCGACATTTGCGTGAGCGACGCCGACGCGTCGCCGACCATATCGCCCTGAAAGAGCCACGTTTGCACCGCGGTAAAAATCGCGAGCGGCGCCGTCGGTTGCATGCTGCCCGACGATTGCGGAATCACGGCGAGCGCCGTCACGGGGTCGTTCAAGTCGCGCGTTAACGCGGTGGCGGGAAAAAACACGCCTTGGTTGAAAATCGTTTGCTCGAGGCCGGGCACAATCACGCTCGAGCTCCACGCGCGTTGCTTGGCCGACCCGACGCCGCCGGCGCCCCACAAGCAACCGCGGTGCCCGACCAAATGCGACCCGCGGCGCGTTACCGTGCTCGGAATCGGCACGGGGTCGCCGTCTATCGACGGGTCGTCGTACAACGCGAATTGGTCGGCGCCCGTCGAGACGGGGAGGCCGTTGGGCGTTTGGTCGTGCGCGCCCTCAATCATTTGGTCGGCGCCGGCGACGAAGAGGTGCCACAATTCGTTTGCGGCGAGCCCGCCGGTTGGCGCGCGGAATACGAGCCGCGCGCGGCTCGTCGACGGCGTCGTCATGGTTTTCGTCGTCGCGAGCCCCGTCCACCGCAACGTGCTTTGGTTGTACGTGCCCCAACGATACGAATAGGTGCCCGCAATCAAGTTGCTATTGGGATCGTCGACGAAAACCGCGGTGGCGCCCGTATCGTTTGCCACGCCGAGCTGCACGAGGTCGATCGCCGCGGCGCCGAGCGGCACTTGCTTAATCGGGTCGGTATCGTTGCCGAAAAACACATTGTCGCCGATCGCGGCGGCGCCGTGGCGCGGATTCGCGGTGGCAAACTTGCCATTCGAGACGGCGGCAAACGGGGCGTCGTCGATTGAGACATAAATTTGCGAGCCGCCAGTATCGCCGGTCGCCGGCGCGGCAACGGCATAGAGGTAGCGGTGCCCATCCGAGCCGGTCGTATAGATGAGTGGGTCAACACGCGTGCCGCCGGGGAAGGTTTGCCATACGGTCGAGCCGAGCCGCTTTGTGAGCACATACGTCGGGTCGGGAATCCAATTGTTGCAGCGCGAGAGAAAGCCGAGCGGCACAAACGCCGGGTCAATCGCGAGCATGGTTCCCTGAAAGCGTCGAACGGGAATCGGCGTTTCGCGGTCGGGCGCGCCCGGCATTAGTCGCCTCGGAACGGCCGGCGAAACACGGCCGGGTCGAGCGGGATATCGGCCCGTTGTGAGCGCAGCGGGGCGGCGCCGCGGCGAATGATCGCGAGCAAATTATCCCGGCTCGCGGCCTCCGATTGCGCCCGCGCGTCGCGCTCGTGCTCGAGTGCAAACGTGTAGACCGCTTGCACGAGGTAATTATGATACGGGAACACCGGAATGTCGCTCGGCTCGTTGGCGGGCGCCGGCTCGGGCGGCAGCCGCTTGTATCGCAAGACGACGTCAATCCGCCGGCCCGTCGGGTCGGGGGCCACGCTTGCCGTCGTATCGCTGCGCGATACTGCCCAGTAGAGCGGCACGCCGCCCGTGCTCGAGCCGGGCGCCGGCGTAATGGTGGCGAGCTCCTCGGGTGAGAGCTCGAGCGCAAAGCAATTCGCTTGCGGGCTCCCGTCAATCGCGACGATTTGAAACGCGTGGTCATCTTGCGCCGTAACAAAATCGGCGGGCAAGGTGACGGTCGCGCCCGTGAGCGTGAGCGGCGCCGACACATAGAGAAACGGCCAATCGGCCAGCGTGTAGAGCTCGAATAGATGCTGGGCGAGAAAATCGGCGGCGTCGGCGTCGAGGGCGCGATTGCCCGCGCGGTTTAACGCGAGGTCACGGATTTTCTGGCGCGTGTACCGCCCCGGCGGGATTGTCGGCACGAGTCGCGTCCTCCTCCGCGGGCGGGTCGGGCAAGCCGAGCTCTCGGCGGAGTTGCCCAACCGCGTTTTGGTACACGTGGCGTTGCCGTGTCTCGAAGTGCTCGCCGGCGGCGAGTACGGCGGCGTTATTGGCGTGCAGCCGATTCACGGCCGCGGTGCCCGCGGCGGCGAGCGCGGCCTCGAGCTCTGTCGCGGTGCGCGCCACAAACGCGATCGTGACGTGCTCGCCCTCGCCCGTGACCTTGACGAGCTGCCCGGAAAACGGCGGTGTCGCGCCGCCATTCCATGCCGCGGGGCCGCGCGCCATCATGCCCGTTGAATCGCCCGTGCCCGCTCGGCAAGCGGCGAATCGAGGTCAATGGTCGGGTGCTCGCTCCGCCGGTCATCCATGCGTTGCGCCTCGACGACGCGCGCCCAATGCACGAGCCCGAGAATGGTGCGCGCCTCGCATTCCCATACCTCGTGGCTCCCGTAAAAGACGCGCTCGTTGACGCGCACAAATTGCTTGTTGGGGAGCATCGGCACGTCGATCATGACGCGCGAGCATCCGGGGTGCAGCTCGATATGCTTCGCCCGGCGGAGCACGCCGACAATCAACCGGCACCGCCGTTTGCTCCCCTCGTCGTCGTACTGCACGAGCTCGCGCCACGTTTCGTTCAAGATGCGCACGACCTCGGGCGTCAAGCGCGCGCGGCCCTCGAGCACTTCCTCGGCGAGGTCCTCGGGCCGCAGCGATTCGAGCGCCTCGCCGAGGTCGGCGCCGTTGAGCTCCTCGGGCGCCGCGGCCGCGGAATCGACCGGCGGCGTCATGCGAGGGCGACCAGGGGGGCGTCCCATCGGAATCAACCGAATGCGCTCGACGCTTCAAAGCGCCGGTAAAAGTCGGTGTTGAGAATGCAGGTTTTGGTCATGAATTTGAATCCACACTTACGCCGCTGCTTGAGGGGGTCGGAATCGCTCGCGGTCGCCGGCGTCAAGGTCGTTTCCACACGCGAGCCGAGCGCGGGCACCGCAAAGGCGCTCTTGCCGAAAATGTAGCCGACGTGCACGTTACCGGTCGCCGGCGGATCCGCCTGCGCCGGGGCGCCCGTCGCGCTGTAGCCGACCGACGTCGTCGCCGCGCCGCTCGTCACGGCCTTGGCGACAACGCCGACGTACTGCGCGCCCACGGGCTTTAAGACTGTGGTCTGATAGGTCGGCACGGTGCCGCCCTCCGCGCTTACGTACACGTTGTACCGACCCTCGGGGGCCGTCGCCGTGATCGTAAACGAGACCGTATACGCCGCCGCATTCGTCACGTTGACGGTGGCGATTTGCCGCGTATCGAGCCCCGTAATGGGGTCGGCGAGCGCGACCGTCACCTTGACGGTTGAGCCGGCGGTAAAGCCCGTCTCGCCCGTGCCCGGGGTTGCGTTGGTCGCCGAGGCGCCGCCGGCGCCGGTCGGGAGGCTTGACATAATCGGGAGGAGATTCGAGCGCTTCCAGCGCACGCCGCGCCACCGCCCAATCTCGGCATTCATGAGCGCCGTAGTCTCGGCGTACTGATGCGAGAGGACGAACGTTTGATCCTTGGCGAGGTCTTGCTCGTGGTACGGGTCGACGACGCCGGCGTACTGACTGCCCGGAAAGACCGGCGCGCCGAGCTGGCGGAGCGTGGCGACGATGCCCGACACGAAATCGGTGGTTGGCACGTCGGCGGCGACGAGTGTCGAGCGCGACGTTTTGCCGCCCGGGAACACGACGACGCCGCCGCCCATAAGCACTTTCTGTATTTCGCGGTCCTGCAATTCGGCCGACGCGTTGCCGAGCCGGTCTTTTGCCGCCGTGAGCGCGGGATGCTTGGTGGTCATGAGGGCGACGTCGGTGAGCGAGACGACCATACCCCATTGCTCGAGAATCGCCGTCACCTTGTTGACCACCAACGCGGTGCTATCCGGCGTAATCCCCTCCGTGAGCGGCGCATTCGGGAGCGGGAGCCGCTCGTATCGCTGCGCGCTGTAGGTCTTGCCCTCGCCGTCGGGCATGTTGGGCAAGTCGCCGATATCGGCAAACACGGTGAGTTTCTCGGCAATCGCGAGGAGCTCGTCTTGCAACCAGAGCGGCGCAAGATCGTTGACGAGGGTAGTGCTAGTCGATAGCCCCGGATCGCTGTAGTTATAGGTACTGCCGGGCATGGCGGCCTCCTCTTAGATCGTGGCGCCCTCGAGCGCCTTGCGTTTCTCCTCGAGCGTCATACTCGCGAATTGCTCGCGCGTCGGCGGCGTGCGCGGGCCCTTGGTCGGCTCGGGGCCGGCCTTTTGCGCACTCGCCCCGCCCTCAGTCACGGCGCCGGCGGCGGCCGCGGCACGCTGCGCGTGCTCGGCGGAGCGGGTGCGGGCGCGCTCGTCGACGAGCGTATCCACATATTTCGGGTCGTCCATGCGGCGGGCCTTTACAAGCGCAACGGCTTGCTTGCGCGTAATCACTTGACCGCGTTGCCGATAGTCCATGCGCACGCGGTCGGCCTCTTCGGCTTGCGTTTCGTACTGCGGCACTTCTTGCCGGACCTGTAAGAGGTCGACGACGTCGGCCATGCCCTCGATACCGACGAGGAGCGGCGCTAAGAGCTCTTGCCCAAACGCGGCAAAGATCGGCGCATGCGATTGCACGGCCTCCTCGTTCCATTGGCCGCCGAGCGTGGCGGCTATCCGTTGCGCGGCGTCGCGCGGGAGGCGTACCAGCGGCGGCGGCCCTTGCTGCACCATTTGCGGTTGCGGGGCGAGGAGGCGCAAGGTGCCCTCGAGGGCCGCGCGCTGCGCGCGCTCGTGCGCGAGCTCGCCCTCGAGTTTCGTAAACCGCGCGCCCCAATCCTCCGCCGGCGGGGCGCCGGCCTCGGGGGCCGGCGCGTCGGGGGCGGAGCTCTCGGGGGCGGGGGCGGTTGGTTGCTCGTCGGCCATTAGGGGATCGGGTCGTCAACGATGGGGTCGTGCCACCAGTCGCGGCGCAGCTCGACGGGCCGGGCGGCCTCGAGCCCGGCGCGTGCCTCGGCGCGCTTGGCAAGCGCCGAGAGCGCCAGCGACTTGACGAAGAGCGGCACAATCAAGCGTTGGAGCTCCTCGACTTGGCCGCGGCGTTTCATCGCCACATATGGATCCGTGACGTCGTCGACGAGGAGCGCCGCGATGCGCGCGTCGACGTAGGCGCGGAGCGCGGCGTGATAGCCGCTCGCCTCGAGCTCGCCGACGAGCTGCGCGAGCTCGTGCGGGTCGACGCCGCCCCCGAGGTCGACACGCCCCAAGTTGCCGGCGGCTATCATTAGAACGGCACCGCCCCGCGGCGCATGGCCGCCATGGTTTGCCGGGCGCCGCGTTGCCGCATGACGGGCGACGTGCTCGACGGCCGCGGCCCCATCGGGGGCGCCTCGAGGCGCTCGGCGCGCGGGGTTTCCAGGGCCATCGGCACGCGGCGGCCGACGGGCGGGGGCGGCGCGAGGCGCCCGGGCGGCGTGCGCCCCGGCGTCGGCACGGGCCCCGGGCGGCCGCGGGTCGGCGTCGCGCGGAGCACGGGAATTGCGAGCGCGACGCGGCCACGCATGGCGCGCGGGGGCGGCGGCGGTGGGGGCCCTTTGGCCGCCCCTTTCATGGGCGGCACGAGTGCCTTTCCCTTGCCCATCGCCCCGGCGCCGCGCTTGCGTGCCATTGTGGGCGGGCCCGTGTGCCACGAGCCCCCGGGGGCGTGTCAAGAGGGGGGCGGCTTAGGTCACGCGGTTTAGGGGCCGATGCGCATGTGGGGCGAGACGCCCGCGACGCTCAAGAGCCAGAGGAGGAGCCAGAGCACGACGGCGATAACCACCACGGCGTTGATAATTTTCAGAATGTTCGCGTCGATGAATTGCCCGCCGTAGTTATTCACGAGCCAGAGCAAGACGCCGATTACGATGAGGATAACGACGAGTTGGATTAGCTCCATCACGCCCCCGTGTGGCCTCGTTAGGTCGTCGTGGTGGTCGAGCTCGTCGACGTGGTTGTCGTGCTCGAGCTCGTCGAGGTGGTCGACGTGGTCGACGTCGAGGTCGTGCTCGCGGGCGGCGACCCGGCCGGCCCGCACCCGTTCCATGCCGGCCCGCACTCGATACCCGCCGGGCCGCTGCCGACCCAGGCTTGCGCCCACACGCTCACCGCAGCGAGCGCAACGACCAGCGCGGCGAGCGCGGCGCTAGTGTGCACCCGAGCACGCATAGACTACCGTGACCAAGCAGCTGGTACACGCCGTCACGTTGACGCGATACATGCACGTCGGGGCGACCACCGAGACCGCCGCGTTCATATTCCCGCCGCTCAAGGTCACGGAGCCGCCTTGTATCGGTGCCCACACGGCCGCGGCGCCGCAAGTGAACGGGCTGCAACATATCTCGACCTGCGCCGTCGTGCTCGTTCCGCCGCCTTGCAATTGGAACACGAGCGCGGGCGCCGCACGGGCGGTCAGGGTATTGACCGACGGGCCGGTGGTCGTTTGGCCGGTCGGTGCCGTGAGATAGCCCGAGGGGCACGTCATATTCGCCGCCCGCGCCCCGTGCGCGAGCGCGCACGCGAGCACAAGCGGCACAAGGAATTTTGCCTTGCCCGAGCGCAGTTTTGAGAGCGTTTGCGCGAGCGCGGCTTGTCGCTTGGTCCGCGTCGAGGCTTTCGAGCCTTCCTTTAAGACCGACCGCGCGTAGGCTTGCGTCCCCTTGCCCGCGGCTTTCGCCTTGGCTTTGAACGCCCCGGGCCGCTTGATTGCGCCTTGGATCCATTTTTCCGCCATCGCTCTACCTCGAGAGCCGCGGGAGGCCGCGGAAGAGATCCGACACGTTGCGGGTTTTGCCGATGCGACCTTGCCCGAGGGGCGCCGGGGGCCGAATGCCGAGGAGCGCTTTTGCCCGGTTGCGGGCGTCGCTATGCGGCCGTGCGGGGCCGGCGCGCCGCGGGCCCGTTGCCGGCCCGAGGAGGCGTGCCAGCGCATTGACGCCGGCGCCGGGCACGCCGGGAATAAACGGTCCCGGCGGCGGCCCGACCATGGGCGACGGCCCCGGGGGCGGCCCCATGGGCGGCGGCCCCATGGGGGGCGGGCCGGCCGGCGGGAGCGCCCCCGGAGGAGGCGGCATCGGCGGCCCGCCGGGGAGTGGCGGGGGAGGACCGACACCGGGCGGGGGCGCCCCCGGCGGCAAGCCCCCAGGCAAACCGCCGGGGGGCGCGAGCGTCGCCATGCTTTGCGCGAGCGCTTGCGCCTCGGCGGCAATCTGTAACCCGATATGCTGGTGCACATGGGTTTCAAGCGCGAGGCGCGCGTCGTCGGAGAGCGTGTCGCTCTCGAGCAAGGATTGATGCCCTTGCACATGCGCCGTGTGATCGTCTTGCGGCGAGACGCGGAGCTCCTCGGCGCGATTGACGCGCGCCAGCGCGTTTTCCCAGCGCCAATCATTCGGCGGCAAGTCGGCCGTTTTGATAACCCGGTCGGCGTCGGGGAGCCCGAGCCCGACCGACCAAAACGTGCGCAGGATGTACGGCCAATCGACCGTGACGCCTTGCGCCGCGAGCTGGTCTTGCGGCACTTGCGTCATAAGCGCGATGCCTTGCACCATTTGCTGCGCGCGCACTTGTTGGTTGAGCGCGTTGGTCGTCCCGAGCCATTCCCACTCATACTCGCCGACCAAGTCGGCGACCGTAATCGGGTGCTCGACGAGCTCGAGGCCGTCGGCGCCGGCAACCTTTAGGATAATATCCCTATCTAGGCATTGCTGCGTGAGAATGTCGCTCCGCTCGAGGAGCGGCACCATGACGTCATCCTCGAGGTCTTCAACCACCGCGCGGATGTCGACCGCCGAATCGGCGAGCTGCGCGGCGAGCCCGGCCGAATCTTGCGCCGGGGCTTGCTGCGCCGGCGCCATCGGGCGCGCGGGCGTCGGCGCCACGAGCGTATCGGCGAGCCCGATATACCCTTGCACGGCGCCAAAGCCGGCGGTGGCGGCCCCTTGCGGCGGCGTCGTGAATTGCACGCCGGCGGGATTGGCGAGCCACTTGGCGCCCGGCGCCATGCGGAGCGACGTCGGATCCTGCACCGCGCCGATATCGACGACCGCAATCGGATTGGTCGACCACACAAACGCGTCGCCCGATTGGTTGCCAAGGTCGTTGACGAAATACTGCATGTAGTCGAAGAGCTCGCACACGCCGCGGCCATAAAACTCTTCGGGGATTTGCTGAAAGCGGCCGGCGAGCCATTGCGTCGCGCCGTGCCAAAACGGCCGGCGTTGCACGCGTAAGGGAACCTCATCCGCGCCGAGCGTGACCAAGTAGCGCGCCGGCTCGTCGTCCTCGAGGTCGACCGTCCACATGCATTCGGTCAAGTCGAGCGGGCGGAGCGCCGCGGGCACGTTGAAATCAAGCGGCGCCGTGAATCCCTTATCCGCCAACCGGATCGCGAGCGCGTCGTATTTCTCGGGATTGCGCCCGGCTTGCCCGCCCGTGCGCCCGGCTATCGCTTGGTCGTACAGAGTGACGAGCTCGTCGACGCCCTCATACACGTTGCCGGCTTTCGGGTCGCTCGGGTCGAGCGGCTTGCTTGCCAGCGCATAGACGCGACTCCGCGGCACGCAGCGGTCCTCAAACACAAGCGTGGCGTCGTCGAGCCCCGCGGCCGTCGGCGGCCACACATAGAAAGCAAACAAATCGACCGGCTCGAACGTCGGCCCCAAAAAATCGGCGACTTTCTCGACTTGCTCAATCGTCTTGCCCGACGGCGTGCCGTCGTCGTCGAGCACGTCGCGCAAGACCGTTTGGTCGTGCTCGACGGCGCGCCACACGTTGCGCACCGGCGACGTGCCATACATGACGAGCTGGCGGAGCCACGGCAGGGCGTGTTTGCGGAGGCGCATGTGGCGGCGCATCCAATACTTTTGGAGCGCCACTTTTGCGGGCACGCGTGCCTCGAAATCTTCCCGCAAC